ATAATTGCGCAGCCTTCATATTGTGCTTAGCAATCTTCTCCACCGTAGCCAGGGCCATAGCCTTGGCTATCTTTTTCATATCATTCATACTACTCTCCTATTTCTTTAAAACACTTGTGTTTAAAACGGTAAATCGTCTACTGTCACAGACTTGTCTGTCACAGACTTGTCTGTCACAGACTTGTCTGGTATAGACTTGTCTGGTATAGACTTGTCTATCTCATTCGTAGGCATGGCTGTTTTCTTCTCCATAGCTTCTAACAATACAATCTTATCACAAGCTATGACATGCTTACTCTTCTCTACGCCATCCTTTATCCACTTGGCCTGCTTTAACCTACCCTCAACAAGAACCAGATGACCCTTCTTTAAATACTTCATAGCAATATCTGCATTAGTGCGCCATGTCTCAATATCTACGAAGCATACTTCTTCCACGTCTTTGCCTTCCTTGTCCTTCCACCTAGCATTATAAGCAAGCGTGAACCGACAGGCCATATCTTTACCCACCAATTTACCCATTGGATCACTTGTCAAATGACCCGCAAAGATAATTCTGTTATAACTAGCCATACTATTCTCCTTTATTTAATAGATTAACATAACTTTATTTATCAGATACAGATATATGAAGGGACTTCCGGGATTTCCATCCAATGTGAGAATTCATCTACTTTACGGAGACAATTTGGATGTTTTTCATTATAAAAATCTCCAATAACTATAAAATATCTTCTGTCATGCTTCAAGTATCCATGATAAACACCTACATCGTATCCACCCATTGGCATACATTTATAAAACAAAACATCTTTACCCATTTCAGGCATCTTATCTTTTATCTTTATCCAATCCATTTGATTCTCCTTTCCTCTCTTTTATCGCTCTCTCTTCACTCCAACCCTGCCTCCTACGTCCACCTTTCCTATGGAATTCAAAACATGGATGCTCTGTGCCTAATTCGTAGTATCTACCACATAAATAACACATCTTATATCCATCAAGATTAGGATTGAGTATCTCTGCCTGCTTCTCTTCCATTCTTTGCTTAATAATTGATTCCTTCATCACTACTCTCCTAGAATTCTAAGACACTTGTGTCTAATCCATTACTTCTCTGTATTTCTTGCCGTTAAGCGTGATCTCGTCTGGCGCATATATCTCTTGAGTCTTAGACTCGAGAGTCATGTCGACGATACTTGCACCCACAGGTGTTGTCTCCTTGACACGCGTGTCCTTGAGTTTTGCTTCTATATCGTAGATCCTATTTCTTGGTACATCGTAATATTTAGATAATCTATATGGAGAGTGACCCAACCCAAGCTTCTCTTCAATTTCTTGCCTTAATTCATCTGATGTTGGCGGATATTTCTTTCTATGGATGCCCTTTAAACGATTACCAACTCTATTAAACCCCAAACGTCTATGCGTATTGCCCGTAAGGTCGCTATGATGCCTCTCAAGAGTCAACTTATCCGACAGAAAATAAGTAACTAATTCTTCAGATAAATTTAATTTTTTAGCTATCTCACCAAACCCCAGATAATTCGCTCTTAGGATTATACATTCACATGCTGTATCAATATCCATGATGTAATCCTTATGATCTCGCTCCTTAAGCTGCTTTAGAGTATGATGTACCTTTCCTCTTAATCCACAAAGAGGGGTACAACATTTACGTATCTCATTCGTATTCTCTTTAACTTTCCATATAAAATGCTTAGCGCACTTATCCCATGAGCACACAATTGGATATTCTTCGCCTACTTTATACTTAAACACTTGCGTCATAATCTCCCCTAAAAAACATTAATACTTACTCAATGCATCAGCAAACACAGGGTGAACATTCTGCGTCCTGCCATACACTGTCTCCTCATACGATTTTCTTAAGTCGGCTGCACTATACCCATCCTGAGTACGTGGCAGCGCTAAATTCAAATACCTGTATGCGTCACAATTTGACACCAGATAGCCATTAGCATAGTAACAATGGTCTAATTCAACCGTTAGATCATAAACCTCTTTTGGCTCTTCGCATCGCTTCACACATACACTTTTTACTACATGTCTTCGTAGCAGTGTATTTATCACGACTGAATAAAGCTTTACATATACAGCAATAACGATCAACAAAGTCCCTCTTAAGCTTCTTCCTATTCTTCGTCTTACAAGCGTTAGAGCAAAACTTTGACCACCTATGCCCACCTGAGAATTCTTTTCCACAACTTTCACATGTTTTGATATATTTTGTTCCCTTAAGTACTGGGAGGCTGCTTGCGGCATGCTTTTTATGCCATGCATTTCCTTCTGGGCTACCATGCCATTCGGCTGCTTTTGCACTAAATGAATAAAGCATATCTTTACATGCCTGAGACTGCGCCCAAGAACCCTCTTTAAGCATATGCATGCTCTGATGCTCGGATCTATTAAGACATTCAAGGTTCTCGATTGCATTATTTTTTCTATCTTCATCCTTATGGTGGATGTGACAACCCTCTGGTATAGTTCCGTAATGATGCTGCCACACTGCTCGTTGGAGCGTAGCAAATCTTTTGCGCCAACCCTTATAATAAAATCCATCCCAGCTAAAACAGAACCCATTAAACAAGACCCGCATCTCATCCTCAGAGACAAAATAGTCGTCTTGAATCCTTCTGTATCTAACCCCTTTGATAACGATCCAATTAGTTTTTTCCATACATAATTCCTCAGTTTGCCATACTTTTCCAATACGCTAGTATATCGCAAAGCATCGGATTCTTCCAGACCGTTCTGTGTAAATATTTCATGATCGGATGTGCACTCAAAATCGCCACTTCCAGTCTCTATGAGAAGTGTAGAATTAGTTAACTTCTTATGAACAGCTAATACCTTTCTCTTACCAAGCGGTGTTAAAACATAGTCGCCAACCTGAATATCCTTAATAGGAGTCTGTCCACCTGGAGTTCTAATTAAAGTTTCACCAATAAAGCAATAATGAGATGAATCATCGTGCAAAGCGCCCTCCCTATAGACCTTATGCTTGTCATCCCATTGCCTCCTGTAAGACTCTAAAGCTTTAATTAAGTTTGAACAGTTACGTTCGTCTATCCATACCTTGGGGAAATTAACCCTGCAAAGCTCAATTCCATCCTCTATTGGAAGGTTGGGTAGTACCTTGAAGTCTATACCCATACGACGAGCTAGCTCTAACCTAGAAAGTCCAGTTGATAACTCCCTAACTTTAATATCATGCGGAGCAAAATGACCACCCCAGTTATAGGGCTTCTCCCTCAAAAGCTTTGCGTAAGTATCCAGACCCTTATCACAACCCTCTATCATATCTATAATGCGCACTACCGTACCTACTTGCTGCCACATTATAATTATGGTCTTATCATGTACCCCTAAATCCCATGCGCTCCAGACCTTAAATTGTGGCTCCCACGGTACTATACCTATCTGCCCATTTAATCTCATTTTGTCTATGTATTTACAATAATAAGAACCCTCAACACCTGCTGTATACGAGACAAAATATTCCTGATCTATTAAATCCTGACTCATCGTCAAACGTTCTTTGTTTATCTCCTCCATTGAGATAACTCCAGTGTCGTTAATAGTCTTCACACTACAGAACCAATCAGACGAATTCTTAGCCACCTCATGCATCTCATATGCATGGTTGCGTCCACGTGGAGTAGTAACAAATATTGCCCATCCATCGTTGTAAAGTAAGGCAGGACGAATAAATTGATAAGCTGATGGCTCTGCCAAAGCCCATTCACTAAATACCACTCCTTGGGGGTTAGTTCCAACAAGGGATTGTTGAGCTGTGTCTGAGCCTACTAACTGGATCAATGAGCCATTCACTAATGTTATCTTCATCTCCTGACCGTTCTTATTAGCTATTAGCTCAGGAGGAATGAAATCAAGAAACTTCATGCCTGAAGAAAGAATGCCGTCCCAGATAACCTTACGTGCATGGCTATATGTTGGCAAACAGTAGAAATATACCCCTGCTTTTTTACGTATAGCTGCGCGTATCATGACATTAAAAGCAACAACATCCTTGCCTGATCGCCGATGCCATAAAAGGAATAACTTCTTATATCCCGCATTCTCTAAGGCATCAAGCACAGGCAGCTGATAATCACGTGGTATAAATTTACGCAGATGTAGTTGCGTTGTTAAGGTCTCTATCATTACTTACTCTTCTTTCCGCCTGTTCATATTTTTTATTTAGAGATTTTTCAAATACTCCCAGCTTGTCTTTTTTGGCAGCACTCAAAAGCTTTTGTAGATCTAACCGTAACACTTCTGCAATTTTGCATATAAGTGCAGGGCTTGGAATTTCGCCATGAACTTCAATTTTTGTTATATAAGCTGGAGATAAATCACCCCCAAGTTGTATTATAAATTCTTTTACATCCCATCCCCTAGCCCTTCTGGTTTGCTTTATAAGCTCTCCAAATGGCATATTCATAAACATATCCCCTCGACTAAGCAATCACAACTTTTTAAATCTACCATTTAAAAATCTATCTATAAACCAGGTCTATGGAATTGATTTGCCCATCAATTAAATTATTCAGAAACGGCACCATGCAACTATCTAATTGCGGAGCAACCCATACCCATTCTTTGCCATCATGAAGCGCTATATTTATCATTTCCCCAGTTTTCTTGTTTAGTAAAGTCATAGAGTGATAGCGGCTTAGCACCTCTGCATTCCTTCTTCTATCCATTTCGCTTGCTACTGGGGATAGTGCATTTTTAATTATTACTAATTGTTTTCCGTGGTTTTCACAAATCCTAGCTAGTATCTCAACCTGATCAGTGATACTTCTATTTAGCCTTTCCATCTTATCTATCTTTAACTCCAGCAAAGCCATTTTCCCTTCCATATTTCTTATATCATTCATCTACTTGCCTCATCCCTCTTAAAATCCTCTATAATCTTATTCCTTACCTCTTCTGTTGATGGCGTAGGCGCTAACATATCAGTAATAATAGCCTTGAAATCTGTACCTGATGCAGCTGCCTGCTTGAGTTTGGCAGATTCTCTAGTCTCCATTTCCTGCTTCCAGATAGGAGAATACTGCCTCATCGTAAACATTCCAACTTGAGGATTCCAGACATTCTCCAGGATATTTCTTTCCCTAATATCTGCTAGAGCTTGCCTTGCAAAAGCTGTTGCCTGACGTAGTATCTCAAACTGAGCAGATAATCGTTCAAAGTCACGGAAGTAAATGCCTTTTTCCCGCAAGAATTCAGTAACACTAAACGGCTCTTTGCCTCTCTCACGCGGCTGGTTAATCCATTCCATTAACTCCTTAGCCACCCTATCAGCCCAATTAGCATTAACTATCTTTCTATGGAAAGTACAAGTATCTAAATAAGAATCCAGCTCTGAGGTAATAGCGCCCCCTTTTTGTAGATTTTTTTCTATCGCCACTAACTCTTCTTTAACATCAAGAGGTAAGCCCTGCTTCAATCTCTCTACGGTAACAGCATCAACTGCCTTATCACGTGCAGGCCACTGACCATTGGCATCAGGCTTGACAAAAACTGGCCGCTTTACTGCTATTTTCTTGCGGCCTACATTTTTATATCTTTGTGTCTTTGCAGTTACTTCATTCATATCTCTTCTCCCTCAAAGCTTAAGATCACTCCTATGCGCCCATTACCGTACATCTTAGTCATCCTTACATCGCATACCTGAGCATCATCTATGTACACACCACAATCCTTACACAGATCAAGATAGAACTTCAAGAGATTATCTATATCTGGTTTCTTGGTGTGATAGCCTCGAGACTTGCACCCACGGGTGTTGTCTCCTCCCCTATCTAAAGCCTTGACACTCGTCTCCTTGAGTGTCTTAGACACAAGTGTCTTTGGTTCTGGCATAAGAAATTCTGCCTTCAGGTAAACGTTTGCCGTGAACACCTTATGATTCCCTAACTGACGCTTAATAATTAAGCCTAGGGCATTTTTGATG